TTAAGTCCTAACATTTGTCACTCCTATGATAAGTTATTGTTTTGTATGTACAATACTGTAGCAGTAGCAGCACCTGTGGATCCGTCTTCAGTACCTGCTACAAAGTCAGCTAATACTTCTAAATCGGATGTACCAACATCAGTAGCCTCAGTATCTAAAGTACCTCTTGTTGTGCCTAATGCTTTAACGTTAGTGGCAGGGATAAATGCATCTCCATCTCCACTTGTACCGATTGCTACGGTTGCTGTACCAGAATCGTTATTTACAGTTGTAACGTTTAAAATTACATCAACAATCTGTGAATTTGCTGGCACGATAGCCACTCTTTGATTAAGAGCGTCTGCACCAATAATATCTAATACTACTGATTGAGCCATAACTACTGAACCAATGTTAGTAACATCAGCTCCAACAGTTGTGCCTGTAGTATCTTTAATTGTTCCAGCTTTTATCGGGCCAGAAAATGTAGTTGTTCCCATGTCTATTCTCCTTTTGATAGTCCCCGTAGGGTCTTGGGTTTATAAAATTTGATTTAAGCATAAAAAAAGGGCGCAGTCAAAGACATACGCCCCTTCTAATTAGTTATTGTCTAATGCCTATGCAGCACCTGGAGAACCAAATACACATCTAGGATCTGAGAAACCGAATGAGTATCTCTCTCTAGCTTTGTATCTTACGTTACCAGTATCAAAGTCACCTTCCATAGATGTTCTAATTGGAGATCTTTGGAATAACTTAAATCCATTAGGGATGTCAGTCTTGATGAAGAATGCATCATTATCTACTAAGTAGTGGTTTACTGTATATCCCTCAGGAATCATGCCCATATTTCTAAGAGCATTGATATCATTGTCTGCTGTGCCAACTCTGTTTGCTGAAGCCATAAGTCTATCAGCTACGAATTGTAACTCAGAAGGAATGATAAGCTTTCTTCCTTGTGTTGAGATTAATAAACCTCTTTCATCAGTAAACGCAGCGATATCAATTAACGCTTGCTCTAATGAAGTTTCGTTTAAGTCCGCAGCAGTTGCTAACTCATTGGATAGCGTACCTGCTACAAGTGGGTGATCAGTAGCACAGAGCTCTTTACCATCGCCGCCAGTAAAGTTTGGATCAAACGCATTGTTTAATACGTTAGCCGCTTTTACCTGCTTTGTGTTTGCCATGGAACGTGCAAGTGCTCTTGTATATCTTGCTGAGATTCTGTCATAAAGATTATCTTCAACAGCTTCCTCAGTGATTGCAAAACCAAGTGCAATTGTTTCATGTGTGTATCGAGCTGTGAATGTTTCTGTAGCGTTATCATAAATAATTGATCCGCCTTCAGACTTCACTCTTGCGTTACCGAAACCTGATAACATTACCTCTTCTTCGAATGCACGATCAGAAGTTTCTGTCTCAAATATTTCGGTGTGCTCAGCATCATAACGTCCGTACTCCAGGCCAAATAGTGCATTTAAACCCGGCTCTAACTCTTTAACGAGTTGACTTCTAGATATAGCCATAGTTTAACCTCCTATACGCCTGTTGTGTCTGTTAATGAGTGTTTGTTGATCTTAACTTGAATTGCTGCATTTGCTGCAGAATAATCACTGTTTTCAGGATCAGTTGAAAGACCTACCACTCTAAAATTGGCTGCCGCATCTGTAGTGAAAGAACCGCCATCGATTACAACGTTTGAAATACCATCAATGGTAGATCCTGCGCTATATGTTGCGATGTTACAGTTAGTTCCTACTTGTGCAAGTCCGCCGTTCGCATCATCGACTTTAACCTCAAATACTACATCTGGGTCATCGATGACATTTGCAACGATATCGGCTGCTGCGATGCCGCCTGGGTAATGATTAGAAAAGGTGGGTTTACCAGTTGTTGGGTCTGTGTAAAAGCAACCATTAAAAATACCTAAGATTTCAGCACCAGCAGAAGAACCAATATCAATGCTCCCGTTAGCCGCTAGGATAACAGGATCGCCTTGAAAGATTGCGGATGCCTCGTTATTGCCGATTGTGTACTCAGTTTGGCCTTGACCATTGTAAGCACCACCCAGCATTTTAACGGGACGAAATCCGTAAAATCCAGCTTGATTTGCCATAGTTCATCTCCTTTGTTTTAGTGTGTGACTTAGTCGGTTTTTTTAGGACCACCAAAAGTCACTTTGCTCTGCCTATCAACATTAATAGGCATACTAGGATGTTGTTCTCGCAGAGGATCTTGTTCCCAAGCTTCAGTTTGTTGATTAATTTTTTTCTTAAAATAATCATTTCGCTCGTTTACAGTCTCCACTGGCATTCTTGCCAATAGCAAGTCACCCACACTGATGACACCCTCATAAGCTTTGATACCTCCGTTGTAAGCAGAGTAGACACCTTCGGTATGTTCGTCAGCTCTCACTAACTCCCAGCCTTCTCTGAGTCTGGCATTGATATTTTTAGTATCATCTGCCCCATTTACACGAAGACGAAGCCATCGTTGCTTATATCCATCAGGACATGGTGGTGCGTCTAACTGAGACGGTGGCGACCAAGGTTTTCTACGCTCCTCAGTTGCCCTTGTTTGTGCACTTCTTGGTGTTTTTTTATCTGTCATGTGTACCTCCTAAACGTACTTAGCATACTCACTTAGAGGGACTCCAAGCTTGTTTGCTATTTTTACCTGACTAGGTGTCAACCTAACAGATTTGCGCCCACTGGTTGCAGACCTTGATGCAGAAGCGACTGGTTGGGCGATTTTAGTGCTTCTGGTAGCCTGATCCTCATCCTTAAAGGACTCTGGAAACTTGTTTTTAACTCTAACAGTTAATTCATTATAGTAATCATCTGATTCTGTGTCAAATCCTTCCGCCACTAAACCACGATGTATACGTTGAGCATAATCTGTCATTTCTTCGTCTTGTCTAAACCAAGTATTCTTTGCAGCCCAATCAATGGCTTTTTGTGAGGGCTGTGGTCTAGGTTGATTTTGTAAAGTTTGTTGTTCTCGTTGCAACTCTTTCTCAAAATCCTCATACTCACGTTCTTTTTTATTTTTTGTTACTCTAATTCTTTCTGCTTCAAGATCTAATTTAGTTAAAGCCTGTCTTGCTTCTTCTTCTTTTGCATAATCTCCTGCTTCTCTAGCTCTAATTAAATTTTCTTTAGCTAAATCTGCAGCCATCTTGTTACGCACTTCACTCTCAGACATATAACCTTTATCAATGTCAAAAGTTTTTTTCTTAGCGTCAGCTAATTCTTTTTGTACGTTTTGTGCGAATTGAAGAGCAGCTTCCTTTTCTCTTTCAGCCTCTCTAATTTTGTATGTTAATTTATCTATTCTCTTTTTGACTTTATCAGAATATTGATCCATCTCCTCAGATTGCTTTTCTTCAGCAACCTCTACTTTTGGAGCTAATGGCTCAACCTCTTCTGTTTTTACATCTTCATATTTATCTGGTTTGACTGTGCCGTGAGACTTATCTTCTAGCTCGACTTCTGCGCCTTCGCCTGATGTATCTAGGTCTACTAGCTTATCGTCTTTTGCAGTTTTAAGTTCTGTTTGCATGGTTCCTCCATGTTATAGTATTGTTAATATATCTGCTGGGTCATCAACTGTGCCAAGTATCTCGTCATCATTTAACAACCTAACCTCTCCTCCATCTATTCTGATTCTAGAACCAGCGTATCTGCCAAACACGACCCAATCGCCTTGCTTACACCAAGGTCCATTAGGAAACTTTTCTTTATCTTGATATGCATCGTCACCAACAGCTAACACCATAGCAACAGTTGCAGTTAATTGTGACTCTTCCATGGTTTTGTCAGTTAATAAAATACCACCTTTAGTTTTATCTTTAGCTTTAAAAGGTAATACTAAAATACGCCAACCAACAGGTTTTGGAAGTTTTTCTAATTCTTTTTTATCTGGCTTTGCAGCCTCTTTGGGATTATCAAATTTTTTCTTTATATGGTCTGGTACATATAATGTTTTAGTCATCTAGTTTCTCCTGTTTATCCAGCAGGCGAGAAATTTCCTGTTGGCATATGTCAAGCATATGTAGTTTACCAAGAATATACTTATATTCTTCAAAGTTTTCAACCCCCTGCGATAAAGATTCTGTAAGGTTTTGTTTTAAAGTCTTAAGTTCTTTTTTTAAATTATAGATAACAAAAGCATCACTCATATTAGTGTGTTAACTCCTGGTATTTGTTTTTCGTATTGTTGATTTTCTTCATCTTTACTGCAATACCATGTCTGTTCAAAGCCTTTGTTTACTCCATATGATTTGTGCCCACACGCACCTAGTCCTTCTTTAACTGCAAGTTCAACTGATTTTAAATTGTAATCATCTCCAAACATTACGCCGTTTGGTTTAAGCTTTGGCCACCAATTAACAATATCATCTTTAACCGGATCATACTCATGTGCACCATCTACCATAATAAAATCCACTGATGCTTCCTCAAATCTTTCGAGTATCTTAGGATCGTCTGATCTACCTTGTATGGGTAAGACCATATCTCTGCCTATAAAAAATCTTAAATTATCTCTAAACATGCTACTAAAGTCTTTGGGTAATTTTATATTTGCATGTTCTGATGATCCTTCAAAAGTATCAATACAGTAAACTTGTACATCATATTTGTTAGCATTAAATAAAGATGTGGCTAGGTAATGTGTTGACCTACCAAGAAAAGATCCTATCTCTATTATCTTTCCATTTGGTTCTATTCGATCAACAATTACATCATATGTTTCTGAATAGTTAAACCAACCAGGTATATTAAAGTACGTGTGTTTCATAGTTAAGTCCTTTTTTCTTTGTCTTAACTATTTGTATATTTTTAGGTGGGATTTTCAACCCTTGTGATTGTGGCCCTTTTTTAGGAGGCACTGTCTTAGTCAGTTTTTTCATTACAAGTGCACCCTACGCACCCACATTCATTGCAAGATTGATTACAATGACACGGACAATCGCATTTCATACATACTCCTTTCATTTCTTTTTTGTTATTAATCCCATCGCACCTTTTGCTCCCTTAATGCCAAAGCTCGCACTACAGGCGATGTATAAGAGGTGCTTATAGTAATCAGGGAGTGAGTGTAAGGCTTCAAAACC